CGGCGAGCAGCCTCCGAAAAACATGCTGAACAGGCCGCCGCCTTTCTCAATCACGCCATGCATGGGAATCATCGCCACCATGCCCTTCGCACCGGTCGCAGTGGCTGCCACGCGGCGCATCTGCGGCGCTTGAACCGTGATCGCCGCCTCCATCCGCGCCGGCAGGCTCGCCAGCATCGCTCGCAGCGCCGGCTCATGCAGCGCGAGAATTCGTCCGCTCAGCGCGCCACGCAATTCTTCAGGCTTGATCATCGCGTTTCTCCCGTCACCACTCCGGCCAGCCGGAGCGGTTCTTTCGCCGCCAGGCGGTCGATGTAATCCAGCGCCGCGCCCTTGTCGCCCACGGCAAGATGGCTGGCTATTTCCTCGGCGCGCCCGTAATACTGCTGGCGCAGCGCCGTCTGCCGATCGACAGTCAGCGCCAGTACGCTCGACGCAAAGCGCAATTGCTCGTCGTAAAATTCCTCGATCTGGTAGCCGCTCGCGTCGCGCTCCACCATCTTTCTCAGCGCCGCCACTTCCTTACGCACGCACCGGTCAGCCGCCGAGGTGGCCAGCGCCTTCAGATGCATCCGCACGCTGGTATCGTTCGCCTGACCGTCGGCGCCAATGTCGCCTTCGCCAGTTTCCGTCTCGCCAGGATCGTAATCGTCGGTCTCGCTGGTCTTCTCCGGAAGCGCCGAAGGCGCGGCATTCTGATCGATGCGGATCCAGTTGGCTGGCCGCCAGTAGTACCGACCCCAACCGTTAGGCATCGGGTTCATGTCTTCGAGCGCGCGAACCTCATCCTGCGACATCCAGCCATCGCCGATCGCCTGATGGTACGCGGCGTATCGGCTGGCCGTGTCGCCGCGCAGCAGCGCGCCCATGAAGAACTTGGCGAAGTACCGCGGCGAAGTGATCAGGTCGCGCTGAATCGCCTGCTCCCAGAGCACGAAGCGCGAGAGGATGCACTGCACGGCGAAAAAGATGTTGAACTGCTCTACGCTGGCGTAGGTCGCCGTCTTCTCGGTCTCGCCGATCATATGCGGCGGCACTGGAAACAGCGAGCAGATCTCGATGCGCGAAAACTTGCGCGAGTCCAGGAGCTGCTGGTCGGCCGGCGTGACACCCAGCACCTTCGCCGTGATCCCCGGCGGCAGCACGCCGGACTTGCCACGATGCTCGCCGGTGTGGCCGCGCTGCCACGAATCCAGAAACTCATCCTCGGCCGACTTCGTCCTAAACTTCCCGCCCTCGAAGACGATGGGCGGCCGAGCGTCGTTTTTCGCATACCGCGCGACGTAATCCTGCTGCGCAAGAGCAATGCCCAGCGTGTCACAGGCCATGGCAACTGTGGACTGGCCCACCATGCCATCGTCCGAATAATTGCGCAGGTGGAAGACTTCTTCCTGCACCATGTAGCGCGTCTTGTCGGTCAGTGGGTCGTCGTAGCGATAACGCAATTTTCCGCTAGGCTTGATGCGCTCCACATGCACGCGGTCGGGATGTAGCGGCACGAGCTGGTCGACGGCGCCGCGCGGCCCGGGGATAATCTCCGCGTAGGCGTTCCCGCGCAGCTCCAGGTGCCCCTGCATCATCTGCTTGAACTCGAAGGCCGTCTGCTGCGGGTTTGGCCGCGAGTACAGCACATCGTAGAGCGGGTGGCCCGTGACCAGGCGCTTCGACCCGTCGGGAGCCTCGGTCATCACCTTGCATGGCGTCATGCCGGCGTTGCGCCCGATGATGTTGACGCACGCCAGCAATGTCGCGACGCGCTTGGCGCTGTCCGGATTGACGCGCACTCCTGCTGCCGAAGAAAAGCCGATCGGCGAGTACCAGTAGTCGTCCCAGGCCGCGGGCGTGCCGGTTACGTCGGCGCGCAGCGCGAAGGCGCCGCGGCTGAGGCTCTGGATCAGGCTCATTCGCTCTCACCCCGCCGCACGAGATCGCGCCGCCCGTAACTCATCAAGATCCCGAGCAGCGCCATCAGCAACCCAGCGGCCATCACGCCCAGCGGCCGCCACGCCATCCACAAGCCGAGGGCGAAGACGGCCATTCCGGCGACAAGCAAAAGATCAAATCCCAGTTTCGCGGCCTTCAACCTACCCACTTGACTTCTCCCTCCGTGTAGCCGTCGCCTTCGCCTGCCATCACGCCCGAAATAGCCATAATCAGAGCCACAATGCCGTCGATTTTCTCCCGGCTTTTTTCCTTGTCAGGCTTGATGTTGCCGGCCGGATCCCGCTGCACGATCACATTGCTGGCCATCCAACGCAGCACCGGGTTGCCATCGTGAACCAGCTTGCCGTCGAGCACCAGCTCTAAGAGCCGCTTGGTCGGATAGGCCAGCGACGCAAAGCCCTGGCCGATTCTCACCATCTCGAAGCCGTCTTCGTGGAGATTGCTCACGATGTCCGTAGAATTCCACCGATCGAAGCGCACCTCAGAGATATCGAACTCCTCCGCCAACTCGTTCGCGTCGGCGCGAATCACGCGGTAGTCGACCACTGCGCCATCGGTCAGCTTGAACAGGCCTTGATCGGCCCAGACTTTATACGGCACGCGATCGCGCCGTACCCGCCACGCGATATTCTCGGCGGGCAGGAAGAAGAACGGCAGCACCATCCAATGTGGATCCTCGTCGGTCGGCGCAAAGAGCAGCACCATCGCCGAGATATCCGTCGTGGTCGAGAGATCTAGGCCTGCCACGCACCGCCGCCCGCGCAGGCTGTCTCTATCGATCTCTCGCTTGCAGGCGTCCCACTTGTCCATCGGCATCCACGCCGAGTACTTCGTGGTCCACACGCACAACCGAAAGCGCAGGAAAGTGTCGAGTGAGCTGGGATCACCTTTGGCCTTGACGGCCTGCTCGCGCATTTCCGCGAGCTTGATGGCAGTGCCCCAGCACGGGTTGGCCTTGGGCCACTTGCTTTCATCCTGCCATCCGTCGGGATCCTCGAGGTCCTCCGGATCCAGCCCGCAGATCCAGGCGAACCAGGTATCGTCCAGCACCACGTCCTCGAGTACTTTCTCGGAGTACTCGCGCTGCCGGTAGCACACCGAGTTGCGATCGAAGCCGGAGTTAGTGATCGCCAGCATCAGCGGCTGGGTAGTTTTTCCCAACCGCGAATAGAAGGCGTTCCAGACGCCGTCGCTTGTATGTGCATGCAGTTCGTCAATGCACACAAACGACGGCCGCAGCCCCTGCAGGTTCTGATCTTCTGACGCGCACGGCTCAAACTTCGAATCGGTCTCGAGATCGGCGATCGCTTCCTTGCCGATCAACAGCCTGTCACGCAACCAGTCCGACTGCGAGGCCATGGTCGAAGCAGTGTCGTAAACGCGACGCGCTGTCTTGCGATCAGTAGCCGCGGCATATACGCGTGCGCCGCGTTCTCCGAATGCGAAAAGTTCGTAAAGACAAAGCCCGGAGAGGATCAGCGACTTCAGGTTGCCGGCACCCATTTCCACGTAGCCGACTTTGAAGCGCCTGCGGCGGCGTCCCTTTCCATCCCGCCGCTTCCAGCCGTATAGGATCCAGAGGAGCGCCTGCCAGGCCGGATCGAGCGTGATGGGAACGCCGTAATAATCGCCGTCCACTCCACAGGTGAACAGCGGGAAAAAATCAATGACGTGCTGGGCAGCCTTGCGATCGAAGACGAGCCCGCGCTTTTTGCCATCCTTCAGATCGCGGTAATGCCGCTCGATCTGGCGCCGCACGAGCTTTGAGGCCACGACGCGGCCGGCGAGGACGTCGGCCATGTATTTTTCGGCGACCGAACGACGCACTGCGCCTCGCTACGCCAAGCGCTGGGCCAGGAATGCTGCGCGCGGATCCGCAGGCTTGGCTTTCACGCTTTTGGACGGTGACCTGACGCCCAGGCGTGCCCGACCAGCTCCAGTGCCTCCGAGCTCCGTGCGAATTCCCTTCATCGCCGCGATCTCCGCGCCAGGTATCTTGCGGCCGCCCTGGAGGCATTCGTCAAATTTGAGCTTCAGCTGGCAATAGTCAGCCAACGCATCGCGGTCCGCGAATTCCAGCCACGGCCACATCTTCACGCAGTCATCCCAGATCGCCCGCAACTTCTCCGCGCGCAGATATCCCTCTTGAGGATGAAAGATCATCCACTTCTGCGGCGGGCCGCCAATGTCTCCAGTCGAAGCTGGCTCGGCAGCGCGATCCTTATAGCGGCCGGGATTCTTGCGCACGGCGCCCGTCAGCTCGAGCAACTTCGTCGGCTTAGGAGGCCGTCCAGCCATTTTCACCACCCGCGCGAATCATTCTCCCTCTTCCCGACGCACCGCAGCCCCTTTGCGTGTCGCGGCGACGCATCGTAACGGTCAGATAGACTCGAGCGCAAAATTTCATTACATTTTCCAAAAACATTCATTTTGTGGACGTCTAAGCGCTTCTGCCCAACGGTCTAACAAGACAGGTCGCCAGAGATTTCTGCCCCCTATCCCTGCTCGACAGCGTCAGAATCGCTCCGCATCACCGCATACCTTGGCGGCCGAAGCCCCCATCCCGCGATGCCGTCTTCGCGCTGTGGCATTCATGGCATAGCGCCTGATGGTTGCGCGAATCCCAGACCCCACGATCATTCGGCCCCTCAACCGGACGAATGTGATCAACATCACTGGCCGCTCTCAGCACGCCGACATGGCGCCGCGCCGGGTCCTCGCACATCGGGTGCTGATCCAGAAACGCCGCACGATACCGCCTCCACCGCGATCCGTAGCCACGCTGGGTCGAGCTGGGTCTCTCCTCATTCACCACGCCTCGCTCTCGACATACATCGCACAGCCTTCCGGAGGTCGC